ACAAAGATTTGGAAACCGTAGTTTCACTGGCAGAGGCCCAGTACGCTTGGACCGAAAAACAAGCCAAACTGGCACTGGTTATTTTAAAGAGATATCTTACAAAGTTTCAGGCCAACGGCATGGACATTAAAAGTTTGCTTGATAAACCTGTATATGAACAACCTTTTAGAGTGATAGACTTTGAAAAAAGTATTGAAAAGTACATCGATGAGGATGAAGTTGAGAAGATTGAATTAAGGTTTCCTTATAATAAAAAGATCATTCAGCTTGTAAGGATGTTGAACAACAAAAGAGGACTACCAACTGGTTATAGTAGATATGATGGGGAAACTAAAAAATGGACCTTCAAACAAACAGATATCACCACTTACTATCTTACATTAATTGCTATTAGATATGATTTCAAGTTTATAGACAAAACACTCCTAAACGACTTTTATAAAGTAAGAGAGGGTATTGAGTTGTTCAAACCTACTAGTGCTTCCATAAAAGATAATCAAGTTGTTTTGCATGACGCACCAGATTCTTTATCAGAATATTGGCAAAGAGAGATCAAAGCTTTACCATTGATACAACAGATAGACAAATTAAAAGAGTGTGGGATAAGCAACAAAGGCCTGAAAGTAAAGTCTTGGTCCAACCTAGGCGGAAGAATTGCTCTCACTAAAACAAAAAAAGCATGGATCGATAAAAAACAGTTTTCAAAAGATCATGTACTTGCAGGTCTCACTGAACTAAACTGTTTTCCAATAATCATGCCTATTGCCGGAGAACCGTACACTCAACACGATGCAGATGATTGGAGCCAGTGGTTAAATGCATTCCAACGTCATGGTATTGAAAATAAAAATATGTCATTTGGATTTGATATAAAAGAACCAATACGAGCAGGTGAAAGAGAAAATCCAATTATAGAAGATTGGACAAGTGAAATAAACGAGACTAGATTTGGGGTGCTGATGGAGGTTCATCAACTGTCAAAGCAATTTAAATACGTTGATCAAGAAACAAAGGTAATTTTTGTAAGAAATAGAATACCAAGAACACTAATGAGATCTGGTATCAAACCAAAATGTGTCTTAGTTGCACTAGGTGGCGGTTATTATGCCGCCGGCACAGATAACCTAAAAAGATATCTTGATTCTTTACCTAAAACGTTGTATTATAATGAGCATCAACCTTCAAATTGGGATTGGGGCGAAAACATTATAGTAAAACTATGAGCAGTTGTAAATTAGTAATAAAAGACCAGGTAAATGTAAAATTTGAAAACTTAGATCTTAAGTGGAGACAACGTCTACATCAAAAATTTAAATATCAAGTTCCATATGCGTATCACTTACCAGCAGTAAAGCTAGGCAGGTGGGACGGAAAAATTGCGTTCTTTGGTCTCGGAGGCACAACATATCTGTATCTTGTTGACCAAATACTTCCTATACTGGAGGACGGTGGTGTATATGTAGAACTAGATGATCAAAGACCAAAGCAAGATCTCGAGTTCAAGGCTGTTACTAAAGACTATCTAAGTCATATCAAATGGCCTGAAAAGCATCCAAGTGCAGGACAACCTATAGAATTAAGAGACTATCAAGTGGAGACAATCAACAAGTTTATCGAAAATCCACAAAGCATACAAGAGATCGCCACTGGCGCAGGTAAGACCATTATTACTGCGGCACTGTGCCAGTTGGTCGAACCATATGGCCGAACTATAACAATTGTGCCAAACAAAAGCCTTGTAACACAAACGGAAGAAGATTTTGTTACATGTAATTTGGACACAGGTGTTTACTATGGTGATAGGAAAGAAATTGGAAGATACAACACAATCGCTACATGGCAAAGTCTAAACGTTCTTGAAAAGAAAAGCAAGGATGAACACTCAACAGAGTTCAAAGAATTTATAGAAGGAATAAACACAGTCATTGTTGATGAGGTACACATGGCAAAAGCAGACGTTTTGAAAAGAATGTTAACAGGTCCATTTGCTCACTGCCAAATACGTTGGGGACTCACAGGCACGGTGCCTAAACAAGAATACGAATACATGGGCATAAAAGTTGGATTGGGCGAAGTAACAAATAAAATACCTGCAAAAGATCTCCAGGACAAAGGCGTGTTAGCTAACTGTCATGTAAATGTTTTGCAAACAAATGACATACTTGAATTTAGAAGTTACGCTGAAGAATTAAAATGGCTGACAACAGACGCAAAACGTATGAGTTGGGTGGCACAGACAATCAACGATATTAGCACATCGGGTAACACATTAATATTGGTTGATAGAATATCGGCTGGAGAGATACTTGAGAAAAAGATCAAAGACAGTGTGTTTATCAGAGGTGCTACAAAAAATATGGAACGGAAAGAACATTATGACGAGGTTTCAACAGCACAAACAAAAGTTATAATCGCCACATATGGAGTGGCGGCCGTTGGAATAAACATTCCACGTATCTTCAATCTTGTATTGATCGAGCCTGGAAAAAGTTTTGTTAGGGTAATTCAATCTATAGGAAGAGGAATACGTAAAGCAGAAGATAAAGATTCTGTAAACATATGGGACATAACCAGTGCCTGTAAATTTGCAAGAAGACATCTCACACAAAGAAAAAAGTTTTACAAAGAGGCAAATTATCCGTATAATATAGAAAAGATAGACACAGATTTATATGAAAATTTTAACACTTGATGACCAAACTTATAAACTGGAAAAGATACCAGAATGGGTAGATGAAAAATTAAGGTTTGCAGTGCTTGACAACTCAGATCCTGCTAATCCAGACTTTTTTTATATTCCTTTAATATTTTTAGAAAGTTTCAACGCACCGGCGGCAGTGCTTGAAATAGGAAAATATAAACTTAAGATGCCACTGGATTGGAAAATGTTGATTGGAGAAATGGGCCAATCGGAGATGCACGTGTTACCAATAACCAGTTTGAATGACCGTGGCTTTGATGCATTTACATTTAATCCTTTATCAAGCAGTAAACCTGACTTTATGCCAATTGATGTTGTCGACATATACACAGAAGTGAAGTGGTATTTTCCAAAGATAAAGACAGGACAGATGTTGGCAGTTCCATTACAGGATGGTCCAAAGCCAGTGTGTGCTTATTTTGTAAAAGATATATCGCGACAGTGCGAGCAGGTTGATTATGGCTCAGTCTGGTAGAAAAACAATTAAAATAAAAGCGCCTGTGATGATAACCAATGATAGAGTGGCTGTATGGATGGACGAAGGAGAATGGGCCTCTGACTTTTTTAGTTTTTTACAAAAAAATAAATTTAAATTAACCAGTTTCAAATATTTGCAAGGCAAATTAAAGTTGTCGTTTCAAACTGCAAAAGATTGTACAATGTTTGTATTAAAATATGCCAGTAGAAAAAAGTAAAAGGAAATTTTTTGAACTCCGAAACGGACTAAAAGCCGTTGACTACAGGAATAAAGATTACTATGACCGAATAGATGACCATGAAAAAAGTTTGTATTCTCCATATATGCTAATGAGATACGCGGCGACAGTATCAAGCAAGGATAAGTTTTTTGTTGAACACTACGTGGAAATGGTGAACGAGTGTGTAAACAAACATCTATTCACTTTATCAAGTAAGCACAAAAAACTTTGTTGGATCCTAACTTCTATGTGTGGTGCTTTACAACAGCAGTTTCATCCTTGGATAAAACCAATGAAGAGGGTACCAAACAAAAGTATGAAGCAGTTACAAAAATTGTATCCAGCCATGAAAGAAAGTGATTTAGAAACTTTAGATAAAATAATTACTGATCGGGAGCTGGAAGAACTAATAGAATCACATGGAATCGAATCTAAATAAATGTCCTTATTGCGGTAAGCAGTTTGCTCGAGAAAGAACACTCCATGTGCATATGTGTGAACCAAAACGAAGACACATGCAAAAAAATGAAAAATGGGTGCAGAATGCATTTATAGTTTTCCAAAGATTTTATCAGATACATCAAAAAAACACAAAAGAGAAAACATATGAAGAATTTTGCAAAAGTGCATACTATAATGCTTTTGTGAAATTTGGTCGCTTCATGATGCATATCAATCCGATATATCCGGAGAAGTACATTGACTTTGTCATACTATCTAAAATAAAATTAGATCATTGGGCTCGTGATGATTTATACGAAGCGTATCTCATAGACACATTAAAGGCAGAGCCAGTCGAGGCGGCACTGCAAAGATCCATTACGACAATGATGGACTGGGCTCAGGAACAAAATGCACAGTGGTCTGATTACTTTAGACTTGTAAATACCACAAGGGCAGTGCAACATATACAGCAAGGAAAAATAAGTCCATGGCTATTGCTAGGTTGCAAACCAGGTAAGACTCTGTTAAAATCGTTTAGTGATGAACAATTACAGATGACTGCCAGATATATCAATCCAGAATTTTGGCAATCAAAATTTAAAAGCTATCCAGCTGATCACTTATTTGTAACTGAGACTGCAAAGGAGGCAAAAATTGAGTAGGATAAAAGTAGAGAATGGAGAAGAATTTGATATAGAGTTTGAACAGGGAGACTCAATAATCGTTATACAGGAAGACGGGAGTATACGGAAAATTTATATGCCTGACATGGATACAAAATATTTTAACAGTGAAGGTTACGCAAAACTTTTAGAATGCATAGACATAATCAAGCCAGGAACAAAAGAAGAATTTATTAAGTTCCATGAAGCAGAACGCAAAGGAAGAATACACTAATGCCTGATGTAGACATAGATTTTTTTGATCGAGATGGAGTGCTAAAATTATTCAAACACACTCCGGCCACAATAATAAAAGACAATAAAACTGAGAAACATAAAACTGGTGTATACTTTCATGCAGTGCCAGAAAATCCAGTAACAGGACATTCAAGCTTGGATTATAAAAAAGCAGAGGATCGAGGCTATTTTAAAATTGATATGCTTAACGTGAACATCTATAAACATGTGAAGTCTGAGAAAGAACTTGTAGAGTTGATGATCCAAGAACCGGATTGGGATATGTTAAAAGATATCCATACTGTTGATAAACTTTTCCATTTAAATGGTCATTTCAAAATTGTTTCAAAACTTGAACCAAAAACTATAGAACAACTTGCGGCTGTACTTGCAATAATCAGGCCAGCAAAGAGGCATCTGATGTACAAGGACTGGCAAGACATTATGAAAGAAGTGTGGGTAAGGCCCTCTGATGGCAGTTATTTTTTTAAGAAATCACACGCAGTGGCGTATGCTCAAGCTATAGTAGTACAGATGAATCTGATACAACAAGGTAAATATAGTTTTGATGCAACGTCAAAAACTTAAGAAAAGAAAATCCAAAAAGAACAAAAATCACCTTATCGATGAACCAATAGAGTATAGGCACTATCAACCTAATAATCCGTTGACAAAATACTTTGCAAAGTTGATCGAAAAACAACCTAAAATTAAATAGGTCGTCTTACAAGTTGAATAGTTCTACGCTTTACCCGTTTCTTTGAAATTTCGGATAGCTTTACTGTTGGTCCTTCAACAATTTTAACGTCTTTAGTATTCAGTGTAACCAGGATAGTCCTGAAATACCTAAAATCTCCTTTAAGGAAGATATTAATTGGTAATTTCCTATTAGACTCATGCCACCAAATTTCTCCACATTTAAGGAATTTTATTTTATCTTGAGGCATCATTAGTCTACCATAATCGTAAAAGCTTATAACATTACTGTCTTGATTTTGCACAATACCAACATATTCAAGATCACCCTTTTGAATTAGGCTCAAAAATGGAAATTTATCCCTTAATGTCTTAAAAATTTCGTTCATGCTCTATCTATAAATACTGTTAAATATGTATTATGCAAACAGTACAAAGGTATTTACTATCACAATTGGTAATAGCCTATATAAATGGTTACCAAGGAAGGAACTCTAAAGTGTACGATAGACGCTTGACATTACACAGAGGGGTCAATAACCCTATCACTTTTACCTTCAAAAACGAGGATCAAAAGGCACAGGATATTACCTCAAAAACATACGAATTTAACATCATAGACACAGAATCTAAAAAATCTGTTGTTACGAAGACACTTACTGTTCTGGATGATGGATCAACTGTTTCCACAAAAGGCGATGCAAGTACCACAATCACAGAGGGAGACCTATTACCTTTGGAAGCCAAATTTTACAACTTTTCAGTTCGTGAAGTCAAATCGGATGGAAGTAGAGAAGTTACATATTCAGACACTGGATATGCTTCCGCGGGCACTATTGAAATACTAGATGGTGCTTTTCCAGAATTTGTGGCCAGCACTGCAATAACCCAATTTACTGGTAACGGTGGGCCTTTACAATACACATCAAGTGCCATCGATGCTAGACCAGGAATCAATAACAACAAGGCCTTACATACAATTGCCATGTATCCACAAAGCTTTAGTGGTAAACTAATCGTGCAAGGAACAATGGCCAGCTCACCAAGTGATAGCGACTTCGTCACTGTGACATCAGCTACATTCTCTGACGCATCGTCCCCTAGCACCTTGAACTTCACTGGTATTTTCCATAGTGTGAGATTTTCATGGGATAATGATTCTGGTAATACAGGAAAGATTGACAAAATACTTTATAGACAGTAAAATATAGGATATGAACCTGATCCAGTCGACTATCCTGACAAGTTTGCCTGCGGATAAAAAGAAAACTCCAAGCGGGTGGATATCTTTCAATGCACCTTGCTGTATCCATAATGGTGAGACTCGAGACAAGAAAAAACGTGGTGGCATAATGAACAGTGCTGATGGCACTATCAGTTATCATTGTTTTAACTGTGGCTACAAGGCAAGTTACGTCGTTGGCCGAAAACTAACACAAAGGATGAGAACTTTTATGGGCTACATAGGAGTTCCAGACGACACAATTAAGAAGTTAGCTATAGAGGCCATGAGGCATGAAGAAGGTGACAACAAATATGAAAGAAAAAAATTTGTAAACTTTGTAAAGAAGAAAATGCCAAAAAATACACATAGTCTTGATGTCTGGCTCGAAAAGTACATCGCACAAGATCTTACTGAGCCACAATACAAAAAGGTTGATAATTTGTTAAACTATCTGAAGGACAGAGGCATAGATCCTACATGGTATGATTTTATGTACTCACCGGACTTCTATTTTAACTTTGATCAAAGAGTCATAATCCCTTTCTATTGGAAAGGCGACGTTGTTGGATACACTGGCAGGCTATTTGAAAGGGCTGAAAAAATAAAATATGTCACAGAGGTACAACCAGGGTACGTGTTCAATATGGATGCACAAACTTGGGATAGAAAATTTGTAATTGTTACTGAAGGTCCATTTGACGCCATTACCATTTCTGGTGTAAGCATACTTGGATCAGAGATAAATGACATACAGCGAGAACTTATAGAAGGACTCAACAGAAAGATCATAGTAGTGCCTGACAGAGATCAGCCAGGACAAAAACTAATTGATCAGGCCATAGAATATGGTTGGGGTGTTTCTTTTCCAGAATGGCATGATTCGGTTGAAGATACCGCCGATGCTGTGTTAAAATATGGAAGACTATTTACTATGCAATCAATATTAAAAAATACAGAAACAAATAAATTAAAAATTAATTTAAAAAGGAAAATGTACTCATGACCGAGTTTACACAAGGCATACAAGGTGTACTAAAAAAATTAATTAGTGGCTCTAGTGTTACACTTGCCCTGATCTATACAATAGGACACATCTGTATAGCAATGACTGTGGTTAGTGTATTAACAGGTGCAAGTTTGTGGGAGGCAGGAGCAGTTGCACTTATCGAGCCTAGCATAAATGGCGTATGGTTTTATGTCTTGCACTCACTTTGGAAAAAATCTAAAGGCATATAATGGCAGAATATACATTCGATGTTCAAAAACTTTATATAGAAATGATGCTGGCCGATGCAGAGTCATTTGCACGAGCACAAAATATTTTCAATCCTAATAGCTTTGATAGAAAACTTCAGCCTATTGCAAAGTTTATAAAAGACTATATGGAGGAATACAAGGTCATGCCTGACGTGGACCAAGTAAACGCAAAGCATGATATAAAATTAAAATCAGCAAAAGATCTAGACCCAAGTCATTTTAACTGGTTGCTAGATGAATTTGAAACGTTTTCAAGACACAAAGCACTCGAACGTGCAATACTTCAGTCAGCAGACTTACTGGAAAAGGGAGACTACGCTCCTGTAGAGGACATGGTCAAACAGGCAGTAAGTGTTGGACTTACAAAAGATCTTGGTACAGACTACTTTGAAGATCCTAAAGGTAGATTGGAGAAACTTAAAAACTCCAATGGACAAGTCAGCACAGGTTGGCCAAACATTGATAAGAAGCTGTTCGGTGGATTTAACCGAGGCGAACTAAACATTTTTGCAGGTGGATCAGGCGCAGGCAAAAGTTTGTTCTTACAGAATCTTGCAGTGAATTGGTCAACTGCTGGTCTTAACACAGTGTATATTTCTTTTGAATTAAGTGAGGAACTAACAGCGATGAGACTAGATGCCATGATGACAAACATTCCAACTAAAAAAGTATTTCCAGAAATAGATAACGTAGAAATGAAAGTTAAGATGTTGGCTAAAAAATCAGGACAACTACACATAAAATATTTGCCAAGTGGAAGTACAATACTAGACGTGCGAACTTATATCAAAGAACTAGAATTAAAAACTAAGAAAAAAATTGATTGTATCCTTATAGACTATTTAGACTTGATGATGCCAAAAAGTAAGCGGGTATCACCGAGTGATCTTTTTATAAAAGACAAATACGTATCAGAAGAACTTAGAAATTATGCTGTAGAATCACAGATGTTGTTGGCCACTGCATCACAGTTAAACAGAGCCAGTGTTGAAGAGATAGAGTTTGATCATTCACATATAGCAGGAGGATTGAGTAAGATACAGACAGCAGATAACGTAATTGGTATATTCACTTCGCGAGCAATGAAGGAGAGGGGGAGATATCAGATACAGTTTATGAAAACAAGAAGTAGTTCGGGTGTTGGACAGAAAGTTGATTTAGAATTTGATGTAGATAGCTTGAGAATACGTGATCTAGCTGATGACCCTGAATACAAACAATTTGATAAACAGCGAAGTACTATCTATGATTCATTAAAGCAGAAATCAAAAGTAAGCACTGATAAAACAGATGCACAACCTAAAGTTCCAGATCCAACTAAAGGCGACGAGATCGGAAAAGTCAAAGCAACCGTTGAGGGTGGCAAACTAAGACAACTACTAAATGAATTACACTCAGATGAGGAGCAGTAATGATTTTAATATCACATCGCGGAAATATAGATGGTCCAAATCCTGAAAAAGAAAATACAATCGCATACATAGAAACCGCACTCAAAGAAGGCTACCACTGTGAGATAGATATATGCAAGTATGACGGCAAACAATTTTACCTCGGACACGACGACCCACAGGAAGCTGTTTCTGTGTCGTGGTTGAGAGATAATCTTTTATGGTGTCACGCCAAAAGTTATAACGCTCTGGAGGCTATGACCACTTTGGGGATTCATTGTTTTTTTCATAAAAGTGATAGGTACACTATGACAAGCAGAGGATGGATATGGGCATACCCAGGGGAGCTGGGTGGAAAATATACCATTGCCGTACATCCAGAAAAATTACATCCAGCTGATGTAAATAAATTTGCTGGTGTTTGTAGTGACTACATTGGAAAGTTCAATGATTAAATTAATTATTCTAGATGTGGACGGAGTGCTTACAGATGGTAAGAAATATTATGACCGTGACGCAAATGTTGTAATGAAAACATTCTGCGATAAAGACTGGACCGCAATTAAAAGATTCAAAGCACTAGGTATAAAAGTAATTTTCCTTACTGGAGATCCTTTCAATGAAGCCATGGCTAGGAATAGAAATATTGATTGTATAGTAAACAGAAAAGATGGAAAACACACTGACAAAGTAGATTATCTCAAAGGACTGTGTGAAACCTACAAAGTTAAGCCAACTGAAATTGTATTTGTAGGTGATGATATTTTTGACATGGCTATTATGCAAAAGGTAGGATACAAATATTGTCCGGCCGACGCTCCAGAAGAATTACATGACATAGTTACTGATATACTTCATGAATCGGGAGGTAACAACTGTGTGATGGTATTGTTTGATACTTTAAGACAAGCAAAACTCCTACCAAAATATAAAATGGATGAACACATGAAGGCGGTATACGAATTAGATGTTAAGGAGAAATTTTAATGCATGACATAAGTCTTTATGGACATCTCACTGTTGACAAAATTTTTGACGGTTTCGAAGAAAGACAGACCTTGGGAGCAATGGCTAATATGTGGAGAACATTCAAACAGATCTCTCCCGAATTAGATATTGGTATGATACCTACTAGTGTTGGCGAAGCTATTGTTTACATAGACAGAGAAAGTTCAACAAGGTACTCAAATTTTGTGCCTGATATAAAAACAAATTTTCCAATAATTAAAGAATCAAAAATTTCACATGCGATGTATATTAATAAGTTACTTGATGTAAGTTGGCTCAAAGATCTAAAAGGAATAATAACAGCTGACGTCTGTGCAGGTCCCCGTGTGGATAGTAATCTTTTACAACATGTGGACTATTTTTTCATAGCAGATGAAGATGCCTATGCGGACTTGCAAACTATGTGCAAAGACACCAAGGGCTATGTAATCCTACACACAAACAAGAGCAGTGTCATATCCGATGGCAGATATGAAAACAGTTACACAATAGACGAGGACATGTTTGTTCCTAAAAGTAATGTGTTAGGTGCTGGTGACATGTTTGCCAGTAGTTTTTTATATGGACTGCACCTAGGCCTACCGATGGACCAATTACAAAAATACGCACACGAAACTACTAGTAAACTAATTAAAAGTGAGAATGAAAAAATATAACCTACTTCTGCCTATCGCCGGAAAGGCACAAAGATTCATCGACGCAGGGTATACCATGCCAAAGCCTTTAATCCTAGCAAGAAACAAGCACGTGATAGACTGGGCTCTTGAATCAGTAAACAAAAGCGAATGCAATTTAATTTTTATGGTAAGGGTAGATCATGTGTATAATTTTAGCATTGATAAAATACTTAAACAAAAATTTGGTGAGGATATCACCATAATAAAAATTAGCGAAGTAACCAGAGGTGCATTGGAAACTTGTACTTTGGCTAGAACACACATAGATAATAATCTGCCTTTGATAATTTACACGCCAGATGTGCATTTTGGGCCTGTGTTTAATCCTGATAGCATCCAGAAAGACAGCGACGGTTTCTTGTTAACATTTACAGCTAATAGTCCAGATCATAGTTATTCAGATTATGATGAAAGTGGCAAGGTAAAAAACGTTGTTGAGAAAGAAGTCATATCGAAAGAGGCAAACGTTGGACTTTACTATTTTAAGTCAGGAAAATTATTTTTAAAATATGCCGACGAAATGATTAATAAAAACATGTTAGTTAAAAATGAATTTTACATTGCGCCAATGTATAATCTAATGATTAGGGATAATTTGAAAGTGACAGCGGCAAACACAGAAAAAATGCATGTCCTAGGCACTCCCCATCAATTTGAATTTTTTGTACAGCGGGTAATAACAAGATTTGGTGACAAGCCTATAGCTATTGCTAGTGATCACTCTGGTTTCAAAGCAAAACAGGATTGTATAGATATTCTGGAGCAACTCGCGATTCCGTATATCGATGTGGGGACCTTCACAGACAAGGCCTGTGATTATCCTGACTATGTTTTACAGGTTACCAAATTAATAAAATCCAATGAATGTAGTCATGGAATTAGTTTTTGCAGATCAGGTCAGGGTGCAAATATCACAGCCAATAAAGT